CTACTTAACATTCTATTCTTGTTATATTTTTAGTAGGTAAATAGAGGTAAAAAAGAAGAAGAAAGAGAATGTTACTATCTCTAAATCGCCACAGGGCATACAGGGCAAACCCACTATGCCCTGTATAAAACACTTCTACGCATAAAACGAGAGATATAAATAATCTATGCCCTTGTAGAAAATGCCGAAATATAATCTTGACTAAGGTGTGTTTGCCCTGCCCTTTGCTTTGGCAAATGTTGTCGTGTATTGGGGGGGTCTAAGGCAAGCGGTGATATATTATGTAGAACCTTAGTAGAAATGTTTGGACACCTACCCCTTGATATGACGCGCCTTATTAACTCTTTCCTTTCACCCGCGGACAAACTGATAATGGTGGGAAAATTCACACCCCAGGACGCCAAAAACAAGAAAAATACTCTTGAGGAAATGCGGAATGTAATGTGGAATAACGAGCGATATGGGGACATAATGACCCTATCACAGGAGAGTATTCGGGCATTCTTACACGCATACTACCTTAACACGGAGTTTGAACTTGGAACGGGGGACTTGTTTGAAATGGACGTTGAAGAACTCTATGACGATATGAGAGAGTGTGAGGAGGAAAATATTAACGACGGGATACCCACGGAACGCCTTGAAGAACGACTAAATGAATGTTTTGAAAAGGCAGAGGAGGATACACCTCGGGTATGGGAAACGATTGTGCGAATGAAGAGGACACTAAGAGGGTGTGGTGTTATTCAAAAGTTCGGTGATAACTTCCTGGAAGAACTCTGGAAACAAGCAACAACACGCTATATAACCGATTTTGAGAAGACTAGTTTGAATACCTTTACACTTCATAGTTATTACAAACTTGACGACGAAAACAAACCCCAATATGACGACGGTATCATATACCTCTTAGATATGGCGTATTTACACCATACCGATTGAAAATAATCTTGACTTTGGTAGAATGGAACTACCACGCAATATGAAAACACGCTTACGCCTCAGGGTAAAACTCTGGGAACGTAAGATAGAACAACTGAAGGAAGACCAGGCGAAGTATGGGGCGTGGTATACAAAGGAGGAACTGGACGACGATAAAATCAGGAATGTTTATGGAACTCGTATGACAGCATACAAATACGCTATTTTCAAACTACAAAAAGAAATGGAAACCTGGAAGAAAATGCTAAAGGGAGAGTTCAATACTTCCCCCACCCCCCTGCCCTCCCCCGCCCCTTCTTCGGTGGAGACTTTAGAACCCGTAAGTTCTTAGGTTCTTCGTCGCCAGGTTCTTCGTCGCCAGGTTCTTCGTCGCTATCAGTGTCTTGGTGAAGCACCTTACAATAAGAAGCAGATAGTAAAACTTGCGGGTAGTTCTTCATAAGACATACCCACCTTCCCAACTTTCTCAGTTTCTTTATATCGTCCTTATCCAATCCCATATACGTTTTTAACATATAAGCGAGGGCGTGTGCAGAACTATTCTGTGGATAAACTACGTAATGCGTTGCTTCGTTAAGTAGCAGTCTGGTTTTACTATAGTTACTTAAGTAATGCGTTAATAAAAGCATACTCACATTTCCTTGGTCGTCGCTATGCTTACGACCCATTATCGCCAAATCATTAATAACAGACTGAACCGCCTTCCCTTCTTTACCTTCTATCGTGTCATAATCGTCAAAAATGATAAGGGAGTTTGAGAGTTGATTTATATTCGGTGGATTCTCTACCCATTTAGAATAATCAAGACGAATGGGTGGTTCTTCCATTCCGTCCAAGGTTTCGTCTTCTGTGAGTTTTGATACGACAAAAACAGGTCTATCCGGATACATTCGCTTATAGTTGTTTGCGATTTGGCGGGCAATCCAAGATTTACCAGAACCAGAAGCACCAGCAATATAGAATACGTCTCTCTTATCCTTATCAGGGTTAGGGATAATAGAGAACATACAATCATAAGGGATTTCAGTCTCTATCATTTTCCTCTCACCGGGAGGTATACGTTCTCTCGTATCAAGATATAGGAACTTGTTGTGGAAAGTCTTGTTATCACCTTTGACAATCGCAATCGGGAAAGTCTTTGCCTTTTGCTCTTTACCCTTAGGTTTGTTCCACGTGAGACCAGGCATACTACGCCTGTTCCAGATAATACTGTAGATATCTGGGTTTTTTACGTATGGGATTATTTACACAAAAGAGAAAACTTATTGCGTTTTTATTGGAATATTCCATATACGCCTTATGGACGCATAAATAACCCCGCAAAGTTATTTACAACAACAATACGGGATTTTTACCGAAGAAGGGATTCTATGGTCGGTTTTGCCCCCCCTTACAAAACGAAGGGAAACGTCATTTCAGGTTTGCCCTATACTCTCCCTTCCTCTTCCTCTAAGAGTTCGTCTAACAACTGGTTTACTAATCTCCGTATCTGGCGTTCTTCCTCTCCTCTCGCACGCTCCATAAACTCAGGGAGTAGACGACGTGCCTCGGCAATAATCTCTTCTACTTCGGCGGGGTCTTCTATGTTTTCTAACAACTCACGGAAGTCTCTCGTGAATAGGTCTGCGAACTGTTGTTGACCTGCGTCCAACTCCTCTTCTTCCTCTGCTTCTGCCTCTGCTTCTGCCTCTGCTTCAACCGGGACAACACCCGCCTCTTCTGCTCTACCCATACGTGCCCCCAACCTCCGTGCTATCCTCTCCTCTGCCTCCCCCGCTTCAATCTGTATCCTTCTACGAGGGAAAACCTGCGCCCCGATTTCCTCGCGGAAAAACTTAGTTAAATCCTTAACTTTTGTTTTGACAGCACGCCTGCGAACCTTTTGGTCTTCAATATCGGTGGTTTCTAACCACGACCGGAACACCTCATAAATACGCATAAGTCTTGTATATTGACCCTCCGTTGGTGTATTGTCGGCGTCTCTCTCTCCATTAGCATATTCAACAACCATTTGGCGCATACTCTCCACAGCGCCTCCAAGATTCTCTACATACGTAGTAAGTTCCAAAGGTGTAAACTGGTCGCCGTGTTTCAAAATGTTCTGGTATAGTTTCTGTAGAGTTTCTGTAGAGAGGACACTATCGTCAAACCCACCTTCCAGAAACGTGGTGAAAATCTCCTCAAGGTAAAGTTCAATAGATATCTTCTCCGCGCTATCCTCGGTCATTTGTAAGTCCGTAGGTGGAACTTGTCCTGCCTGGTCGGGCATACCCTCGGTAATCGCGTCCGCCATTTGCTCCAGTTGTTCGCCCCGGCGTAAGAGTTGCTGTCTTCCGTGTTCTGCCCCCGCTAGTGTGCGATATCCACCACCAGAACCAAGCATAGTAGAAGGTATACCATAACTCGTGTTCCCGTTAAGATTAGTAGGCATAGCGAAAGAACCCTGGGGTTGTGGTTTAGGCATACGATTACGGTAAAAGGAAGTCCGCAATAACTCCTGGGAGTTCGCTATGCTTCTCGCCTTATTTAAGACCTGCTCTTTTGCCCTACGCATACTCTCTGCGTGAAACGCATTCTCACAAAACATAGGTGTAGCGAACCTCGGTCTTGTCTCCAAAGGAGACCTTACATATCCTTTTGGAAGTCCCAAAGTAGCACTTGGAAAAGTCTGCGGGGCATACATTCTACAAGGAGATATTGTTTGTTTTCATACACATTCTTTATTTTAATACATTAGTCCGTTTTCCTTGATATATCTACTTGCTTGTCCTAACGTCATACCTTCGGTTTTCATAAGACGACTAATGATTGCTCCACGTTTCCTACGTTTATCATTCGTCCCTGCCTTTTTCTTTCGTATACGTTTGCCCTCTCCTACAAAAGCATTCTTTACCGCTTTATGAAGCGCCCCCTTAACTGCTCCTTTCGCCTGGTCTTTGATTGTTTGTTTTGCCGTTTCTTTTAGTCCCTTCTTAACTACACCCTTAATCGCACCTTTAACTGCTCCTTTTATCTGGTCTTTTATTCCCTTTTTTACCGCTTGTTTAACTGCTACTTTTGCCCCTGTTTTCGCTACTCCTTTTACCGCTTTCCCTCCTGGGATTAAACTAAAAGCACCGTCTATAAGCGCGTCCACGGTTGCCTTACCGGGGTCATATGCTCTATTTTCCTTAAATGCCTCTATCCCTTCTTTACCATATTGACCGACAACCGGTATAAAATCTAAAGCCTTATCTACTACTGCCATTCCTGCGTCTCCAAATGCAGCCAAAACAGGGGCTTCTTTTCTTGCTCTCTCTCTACTGCGTAGATTGAACTCTTTTTGGTTTTGTTCTTGTTTTTGTTTCCGTTGTTCTTCTAATATCTTTAGGTAGTTTTCCTTACTTCCATACTTCTCTATTATATCCCTTTTATTTAGTTCTTGTGCCTTTTCATATTCCGCCTTGTTTTTTCTTGCGGTATCTGCGTGATTTGCGTCTTTTCTTGCTTTATTTACCGCGTATTCCCTTGCCCATTTCTTACCCTCTTCGCTCTCTTTCCATTTCTTACCCTCTTCGCTCTCTAGCCATACTTCATTATACCCGCCAAAGTCTGCCCAGACTTTATCATAATCAAAACCCCCCCCAGTCATACTATCTCCTGCGTATCCTCTGTCCGCGAGTATTTCTACTAAGGGTCGGTTATTTCCCGTCCCTACCAATCTACGAGATTGAAGTTTTTGGCGGTGCTGTCGTAGTTCTTCTGCCATAGGTAGTTTTTCTAAACTTGAAGCATGCCCCGACATATTCTAAATAACCCCCGAGTTTAATCCATTAACCCGTTTTCCTTGATATACTTACTTGCCTGACCCAGGGACATTCCCTCGGTTTTCATAAGACGAGATATCATAGCACCGCGTTTCTTCCGCTTATCACCGACGCTCGCCTTGCGACGCGTCCGCTTACCACCAGTCGCCATACCACCAGTCGCCATACCACCGGTCTTCTTGGAACGGCGCTTTCTCGTTGGTTTCTCTTCCACCATTTCCATTTCCATTTCCTCACCCGCGCCAAGTCCAAACCCACGCCCAAAATCTTTTAAAAACCCGCTACCAACGAGTTCTTGGACTTCGGGGTCTTGCTTCTTGAGTTCGCTACCATACATTTTACCCAGGTTTACTGCTTTCTCCTGCCTCTTTTTCATTTCCGCCTTTGTCATACGAGTTCTCCCACCTTCCATAACCCCCGGTTCTGTCTCTTCAGGAACTTTCTGTCGCATACTACCTCCAGATAGAGTTTTTCCCATTTCCCGCATTTGTTTGAATGCTCTCTGGTCGGGAAGACCACCTCCTCCACCAACAACACGCTCTTCCACACGCGCCCTCACACCACCTACAAACTTGCGGTCGGCGGTAATCTTGGCGAGTTCGCGATTAGTGATTGTTCTCGCTAATCGGCGAGATTGAAGACCTTTGCGTTGTTGTCTCACGTTATCTGCCTCACCTATATTTTCTAAACTTGAAGCGTAACCAGACATTCTATTAATCGGGAGAAATAATCGGTAATCGGGGTTTTTATCAAAAAGAAGATTAGAATGGAAGAATATTATCCTGAAAGTATTGAAGACCTAACAGGTGGTTCCAGAGCGTCTGGGTTTATTCGTGCGATTATGGCAAAGAAGAGGGCAGGAGCAGATTTTAACCCTTCGGGAAACAAACGCGGAGAGGCAAAAAGACTGGACGTCTCTCCAAATCCAAGAGACGCAAGTGAGGTTTCACGTAATCTAATCCATACTGGAAAGTCCAAGGTTTTAAAGAAATGGGTTGATAAAGAAATGTTTGATAGTCCTAAAAAGGGACAACGTTCACGCATTCACCCACCACAAAAGAAAGAGTTTATCGCCGATTTTACAGAAACACAGGTTAATAGGGTCTTGGAAGATTTAACCCCAGAAGGAAGATTTACGATTAGCAAGAAGGCACTTATGAGAAAGAAGGTTGACGATATCGTAGAAGCGTTTCAACAGAGATATCCAGAAAAGGTAAAGAAGATTTTAGATAAAAAGTATCCTATGTGGAAACTCCCAGGAAAGGCAACACTCACGCGAAAGACGAGTGAAACTCCCGAAAGCAAGGAAAAGCGTCTCATAAAAGCAAGGGAATATAAGGCAAAGAAAGGTTTAACAAAGGGGAGAAAGAAACGAGGGAGACCCATGAAGGACGAAGAACCGCAGAATATTCGTGAAGTAAGGGGAACTGGTGCGCCACCAGAGAAACTATTCTGGAAATCTGCCGATAAGGCATACGACAAGGTCGCACCAAACAATCTCGGGGAAGGTTTTGAGAAGATAATGGATAGTCCCACTCTTGACGCATACTTGCGAAAGAGCGACCGTTCAATCTTGGTCGCGTCTCGTGGAACGAATCCAACGGATATCGGCGATTTGTCGGCAGACGCCCAACTCTTAATGAACCGTCTCAAACTAACGCGCAGATACAAGACCGATAAGGCACTATTGGAGAAGGTAATGGAGCAGTTCTCACCCGAAGAATATGAATACTACCTATCGGGTCATTCTCTCGCGGGAGCAATCGTTCAGCAACTTAAGAGAGATTATCCGCAACTTAAGAACGCCATAACCTATAACTCGGCATTCCAAACAGCAGACCTAAAAAACCAACCCTCTGGTGTAAAACGTATTTACACAGACACCGATTTTTTGTATAATCTCGGGGGTAAGTATTTCAGGAATGCTAAGGTTATTCCGGCAGACCCCGTTAAAGCAAAGGGGTTTTTCGGGGCAATCACTTCTGCTTTAACACCTTCAGGCGTAAAAGGACATTCACTATCTAACTTCCGTAAACTATACGGAGGAGGGATACTGGATACACTTGGGTCTCTTGTGAACTCGGCGATTATGTTTATTGCCCCTCGTTCCTTACCGGCAAAAGCAGGTCGCAGGACGAGATTAAATGTAGAAGAACGAGCAGAACTCGCGAAGGTGCAAGATAAAAACCCTATTATTAGAAGATCTAAACAAAACAGAATAAGGGAGAAATACAGAAGAAAAATCAGCGAGTTAGATATGAAGGGAATGGGGAAGGGGGAAACAGATAAGGATAGGGTGAAAAGAATCATAGGAGGGGTACTCAAAGTTCGCGAATAGGTTTCAACCAAGATATAGGAATATGAATGTTATTTTTAACTTCGCTGTTGTTACGGTAGAATGTCCTGGGTGGGAGTGATTGAAGACGTTCGTCCACCTTACACCCATAAATCCCGTCCGTAAACTTAATCAATATATAATGGTCTCCACGTGATAGGTCTGCGTCCGCGATTTTATTGTATCCAATCACGGTGTCGGGGTATTGATTGTGAGATACACCTCTTCGTGTCTTGAGTTCTACGTAAACACGCGTTTCTGGGTTATGATAATCATACAACGAAAACTTCCCGGACTGCTTACGAACTCCCCCCCCAAAACACTCCCGGATTGTATCCAGGGTTTCTCTCTCGTGGCGTAATCCAAAGTCCAGGTCTCGGGCAATCGTAGAAGTCATTCTATACTGTAGAAGGTTTTTTTGAGATTCGGAACAAACGCGGGTTTTATTTTGTGTAAAGTAGAATATGCTAAGGACAAGAGAGGCAAACATAGAGAGGTTCGGGGACGCACGCAATCCTGACCTGGTATACTATAATGCGGACGTGGTTGACGGGAAAGAGATTGACGAGGGATTGGGGTCAAATCCTTTGGCGTATTATAATGAGACCCGCGATACCCCACTTATTAAGGATTGTTCCAAGTATTACTTCTCAATCGTGAGATTCCAAATGAATGGGTCTGGCATTACTATTCCACTCTTTATTCCCACGATTGAAGAAGGGCAGAGCGACCCTAATAAGACAATATACCAGATTGGTATGAATGTTGCGGTTTCGTATGATATTTCTGGGACATTGCAAACGAACTCATTTGCAGCAAGTATTCCTATCACCTTCCGTTCTCAAAGCACGACAGCACCTACCCCACAATCTCCCCTGGGAAAACCCCAGGACTTCTCAAGCGATTATTACTACGTTCAGGATTACGACCATTTCGTTTCATTAATAAATGAAACCTACCAGGCAGTATGGGATAACGTGAACACTCAGTTCCAGACGTGGTATGCTCTCCAACCAGGCGCAGGACCGACCCCTGACCTAATAACGGCAGTTCCAAAAATGGAATACAATCCCGATACAGGACGTTTTGAACTATTTACAGACCAGACAGGGTGGGGTGGAAGGGATAGAACAAGTGGAGGAACGAATACTGACGAAACCTGGAGTATGTATTACAACTCCAATATGTTCGGTCTCTTTGATAGTTTCCCCCACAAATACGAGGGAGGAGATTTAGCAAGCAAGAATGAAAGTGGAAAAGACGGATTCGCTTACGAGATAATCATTCGTAATAAAGTGGGACGCAATATATACGAAGACCCGGGGACTTCCATTAAATACTGGATAACCGACCAAAACTGGATAAGCACGGGATCGTTGTGGTCTCCCGTTGGTTCTATTGTGTTCGTATCTTCACTCCTTCCAATCCAAAACGAGGCAACGGGACAACCAATCCAGTATGGCGTGGGGAACACGGTGACGTCATTTTCGTCTCAATCTGCTTTCCAACCTATCATTACTGATATCTCGCTACCCCTGGATAGGGCAGACCAATACAAAGGAATGGTGACCTACATTCCAACAGCGGAATATCGCCTGGCGACTATGACGAACTCTCCTACAGAGATACGGAACATAGATATCCAGGTCTTCTGGAAGAACAGATTGGACGGAAACCTCGTCCCACTCCGTCTTTACAACAAGGCGTCAATCTCGGTCAAGGTTCTTTTTAGGAGGCGCGATTATCAGGGTTAGGTGAAAAAAAGGGTTCTCATTTCTTTTCGTGTGGTAGAATAGAACTATGGCAGATATCCAGAAACTCGCGGTATTTGACCCTCGTATCGTCCAGGACGAACCTTCTTTTGCCGTTGATAAGGGCGCTCTTGCTATCACCAACGCGCCCTTCCGTGCTATCGCTTCCACTCAGTCCCAGATTTCATTTAACGTCCAGGTGCCGTCTCTTAACGTGTTCGTAGACCGGGCGTTTGAGTGGAACGCCAGTGTGGATTTCCAGACAAGTGTGAATGTTGCCGGTATTGGTGGTGCTGCAGCAACACCAAATACCCCGGTTCTCGTTTTCGGGCGTGATTGTGCTTTTGCTCCTTACCCACTTTCGTCTCTGGCAACAACCCTGACAGCAACTATCAACGATACTGCTACAACAATCAATCTCGCGGACGTTCTCTATGAGGTCGCTCGCCTCACGGACACACACAAGAACAACCTGACGAAGACTTCGCCTTATATGTTGGATAAGTATGCCCTATACAACACGGGTTCGGGTGCTATCAACAACCCAATCTCTTCTTATTATGAGGCGCGCTACGAGGAAGTGCCGAATGGTGCTTTCCAGGGTGTAATCTTCCTTGACCCTACCAACTCTCAACCTCTTATTGGAAACGGCACATACACGTCTGGAGGCACGGTCGTTTCTTACGAGGGTGGTGTTCCGGTTCTTAGCAACAACGCAGGAACTGGGTTTGCTTACACAGATTATCCTATTGCGGTTCGTCTCTCTTGTGCCGAACCCCTTCTGCTTTCTCCCTTCATTTTCAGCGAGGAGTGCGACCATGACGTTGGTATGTTCGGTGTAAATAACATTCAAATCATAATCAACTTCGGTGGTGCTTCGCGTATTGCTCGTGTTCTTCGTAATGCTACAGTTGGCGCAGGTGCGAATGCTCGCACTATTTCTGCCGTTGGATTCCTTGGTGCGAATCCCTGGAACTCCGCGACACTTAACGTAATCACGCTAACTCCTTCGCTCGATATTCCTCTCCCCCCGAAGAGTATCGTGCCATACCTGGAGTATCCCCGTTTCGTCACGACAGGTCTTCAGCAGATTACACCAGGAGCGACCCAGACCCTTCGCTCCCAGACAATCACACTCCCCGTTGTTCCGGATATGCTCGTAATCTATGCCAAACCAGACGGCGGTTATCCGGCATATCCCGCAGTCGCTGGTCTGCCTGCTATTTCGTCAAACGAGCAGGGCGAATGGTATATGCCAATCTCGCGTATCAGTATGAACTTTGATAACTTCGCAGGTTTGCTTTCTACACACAGCACAACGCAACTTTACAAGTCGTCTGTAGAGAATGGTCTTCGTATGGACTTTAACTCTTGGAGTGGTAAGGGTCGCGTTGTGAATGCTAAAACTTCAGTAGAACCCGGTGGCAACGTCCAGTTGGTCGGTGGTTTCCTTGTGCTTCGCTTCGGTAAGGATATCGCCCTCCAGAGCGGGACTGCCCCTTCGTGTGTGGGTCAATACACGCTCCAGTTTGACGTAGACGTCACCAACACGTTTGACCGCACGGTTCGTCCGGAACTGTATGTAATGACTGTAAACTCTGGGTTCTTTGAGACACAGGCGGGCAGTTCTCGTGTTGTGCGTGGTGTTCTTAGCGAGCAGGACGTAATCTCTGCGCCTATTGCCCCTGAAGCGTCTCGCGAGAAACTTGAGCGTATGGTCGGTGGTGGATTCTTCTCCAAACTTGGAACTGTCCTCACTAAGGCAGGGAAAATGGCGACTGGTGCGCTAACTGGTGCGCTAAAGGACCCAAAAGTGCGGGGTGCGCTAAAGAATATGGCAGGTAAGAGTGGTATTCCTGCTTTGGAGAGGGGGGCAAAATATGCCTCTATGGCAGGTCTCGGCGCGGTATCAGGGGGGCGCAGGGCGCAAAATGCCCGTCTCTCGGCGTTAATGTAATCGTTTTTTCTGGTATTCGTTTCGGCGGTGATTTCGTGTTTTGAAAACACGTATTCACCAAAAAACATTTGAGTTCGTCTAAATCCCACGCTTCAGTAAAGAGTTCGTTCCTAAGAAAATGAAATAGGGTAAGGTGGAAGGCGGTCATTTTCTCTAATGCCTTTTCGTGTGTGATTGTGGGTGTTAGGCAGATAGTCTTGGATTTCTTGCGATACGATACCCAGAGAGACCATTCTGCGCCTGAGATATCATACCTGGGTTCGTTCACGAGATAGTCTATCACTTTCTCGGTAAGACCTCTTGCGCGTATCTTCATTTCATTCACACTTGGGGTATTGTTATACATTCTATTCTATTCAAAATAAAAACCTACAGGATTAACGTAGAAGTCTATATACAGGGCATAGTGGGTTTGCCCTGTATGCCCTGTGGCGATTTAGAGATAGTAACATTCTCTTTCTTCTTCTTTTTTACCTCTATTTACCTACTAAAAATATAACAAGAATAGAATGTTAAGTAG